CGGTTGAAACGGCGTTTGACCCAAAAGACTGTTGCTCTGCTGCTGCATAGCAGAAGTAGTAAAACCATTTCCTATCTGGGGCCCATTTCCGGGTGCGAATTGTGGGAACATTAGGCTACTTTCTGCGTAGAATGCTTAGCCAACTTCTCAAGGTCTTCCCTAAATGCAACAAAACGGCAGCCGGTGTGCCGAGCTGCATCTGTGGGACCATAATATCTACGCTGAACGCCCTCAAAGCGAAAACCAAATTTGGTAAGCTTTTTAATCAAGAAGCTTGGACGCTTGGGCACAATAACTGTCAATCTTGACAAATTCAACTCTGTAAGAGCAATACGAGCTAGACCACGGATGATTCCTAGAGTGAATGTATTCTTGCCATAGTAGGAAAACTCAGCATTCACTGTATTGTAAGAGTGGAAGAGTGCGGCCCCTACAATTTGATTGTTTTCAATTATGCCGACAGCTTTATCCACCAACATTGGAACTTTGTTGTATTCCTTAAAGGCCCAAGCGGCAACCAAAGCATCAGCATTTAGAAGTAAGCCACGCATCAGACAAATCCTCCCATTTCAATAATGGCATTAAAGGCGTTAACTTGTAGAATTGTCGCAGTAGTATTGATCCCTGTATCAAATGTGGCACTATCAAAAAAGGAAAAATCAAATATCCCTTGACTGCCGGAAGCTGCGCCTGTTGCTACGTTCAAGGTCATATGGATGGCCAATGCGTGACCAATAGCTTCCGCACTCAGCCAGCTTGTGGTCTGCACTACGGAACCAAACCAAACGTCAGTATCCCAAATAGCAACATCCCACAAAGCTCCGCCATTCAAGATGGTGACTGGGGCTGTTTGCGTTTGAACCATGAAATCAGCATCGACAGCTATGAACGGCGTGACTGTTTGTGCAGCCGTTAGAAACGGTTGCACCATAGTCATTCTCTTCAATCTGCCCGGTGCATCAAAATAATTATAAGCGCACTGACAGTCTGCAACAATCGGAACATCAAAATCGGTGCTACCAACAAAGCACCGATTTACATTACCCGAATTTCCACCAAAAAAGAGAGTATTATTAAACACTTCGAAACAATTAGCATTCCATCCAGTAAATTGACACCAAGCCCCCGTCAAAGCATTCATCACGTACTGGACTTGTGTAGAATTCTCCAATTGTGGGACATTCAAAATACCAAGCTGCTGTGGGGCAAAGCTGATCAATTGCCATCCGAAGTTATTCATGAACGATGAAGCAGATGCCGCCATCGCATTTTGAATTCTAGCGGTAATTGCAACGCTTCTCTCAGCGCTGGGGTCAAATGGTAATGCTTGAGAAAGAGGTATGACACCTTGCTGAGTGATCAAGCCAACGTCTGAACCAATTTTGGTAGCGCAACGAAGACCAATCGGTGGGGCAACGTCAAACGTGCCAACCAATGTGAAATTGGCAGAATCTGTTGGATCTACACCACTATAGATGCTAATTTGCCCGCGATTGGAAATGAAGCACATATAATCTTGAGGGCCATTACCGCCATCAACTGTCCAGTCAGTGACAGCAAGCAGATAACCACCTTTATTCCAATTGGCACCAAGGTCAATTGTACCAGCAATAGCCCCAGTAATGGCATCTGTGGGCATGAATGCGCAAACAGTTGAACCCCCACCAGAACCATCACCAAGAACATACCAAAGACGACGTTTCTGAGCATGGATGTTGGTGATGGAGGCCGTAGTGCGGCCACCCGGCAAACCGGTGATCGCTGGTATCGTCCATGCAGTCCCGTTGTACTGCCTAAGGGTATCTGCCCCATTGACACATTGAATGACTGTGGTGCCCAGAGCAGGCGTAAAATTGGTATATTGCCAGCGAGCAGAGCTCAATCCGGTTACAGAAACGCTTGGGGTCGCTTCTTGTGACACGTCAACAATTTGACCAGCCGCAGTCGCAAACATTTTTTCACTCCCCAAGGCCCTATAGACCATCAGGGTTTCTACTGCTGCGGTATTGGAATCCAAAATTGCCCAAGGAAAATAGCCCTGCCGCAATTCAATGTAGCCGGGACGAGGAATCCAGTTGTTAAGGATTGGAGCCCGCTTTGGGTCCATAGAAGCCAATGGGGAAATAGCATCCCAGCCGTCCGTGGGGGCAGGGACGACCTTGGAAGAAACGTCAGGTGCCGGAACGGTCACCTTTTCAACGCTAGATGCTTTTCTCATGGTTTACTTAACATCTTAAGTATGTCGTTTGTTCTATCATAAGCAATTTGCTGATTAAACGGCGTATCCATCGTAGTATGGGGGTGTGCTAAACCAGCAGCACGCAGTTCTTCAGGTGACTGAAAAGCCCTAGCCTGAACATTCCTAGACTCAACTTCCCCTGCCAGTTTTTGATACGTTTCTAGAGGGTCTGTCTTTTGATACTGAAGCGGGACCTTAGATGTTTTCTTTTCCTGATAATGAGCAATCGTACTCGGGCTGCCACCGGGTGAGAAACCTTCATGCTCTTGGATGGCATGTTGTACCTCATGCAGCGCAATAGATTTTGCATTCGTTGGATTTGGGGCATGAACCTCAATACCAGATGGGGCATGCCATTGCCCTACACCAATCCCATTAACGGGATTATGGAGTGTGGTCATTGACATAGGTACATTTTCTAGATGAGGATATGCTTTATACAATTCAGGATGAGACAGCAAAGCTGAAGTTGGTCCTTTTACCCAGTTCGCATCCTGAGTAAAATCAGGGGCATTCATTACCCTCGCCCTGTGATCAGGAATTTCAAAGCGCCACTGATTATCAGTTGGATGTTTAAACCAGCCCGTGGCATCCAAGATATGCTCTGGCGTGAAACTTCCCTTGGCTTCCATACTTTCAGCCAATTTCAAATTATCTAGATTGGCCGTCTTGGCAAGCTTGCCACCAAAAACACCAGCAGCATTATTCTCAGCCATCGGGGCACCAGCACCCATCATGCCCATGGCTGTCTTAGTGGCCCAATCGTGACCGCCTTTCACACGCTGGTCCTCATACCAAGAGGCTTCCTCAGAGCCCGGAGGATAGGGATTTGGCGTCATATATTGGCCGGGGGCGGCTGCACTTTGGACACTACCCTCAATCAAAGCCTTCACCATAGGATTGACAAAGGTCTCAGGCTGCATGGCAGCCTGATCCCCTGAAAGCCAATTAAGAGTGGTCTCCTTATCTGTCACTGCCAGTTCAATTTCCGCTGAAGAGGTACCTCTGGAACTTGTGGACGCAAATCATTCATAATTCCAGCCGGGGGCAAATAAGCTGGAAATCTGTTTACAAAATCAGTGCGATGATCTTTGTTATCTGGGAATGGCATAGTGCCATTCACACGCATGACTTCAGGGCGATAGCTTGTTGGATCACTCATGCCCGGGATCATGGTGTTATTGTCATAGGGGACACGCGGCATCGGGGCTACATCGCCTTCTGGCGGCTGCCCACGCAATGCTGCAATCATGGCTTGAAGGTTGTCGATCATGGATGTCACCAATTATGTCAAGAAAAAGGCGACGCCACGCTTAGAACACAATTCAGCCCTGTAGGGCTTTAATCATCATTTGAGGGCCTCCGGGCGGGCCTTGCGGAGGGCCCGGTGGGCCGTTTTGGGGCCCCTGTGAGGGCTGTCCAGCCCCCTGACCGGGCTCGTATAGGTCACAACAATACTCGTCAGCCGGGGCAGGCAATTGAGGGCTACCGTTCCATTTCACAAAGCCCGGATTGCCACATTCCTGAGGGCCAGCAAGATATTTGCAGTTCGCACACATAGAGCCACCCTTTGGCACTTGCATGCCAAGCTGATGATCTGGCGGCAAAACCTGAGCGGCTGGAATACCTGTTGGCATTTAATTTCCAAGCCCCACCAATTTGCGAGTGTAGTCATATTGTTCCTGAGCACCCTGCGCTCCGTACTGACCAGCAGACTTAAAAGGATAGGTGCCAGAAGCAAGCGTATTCATGCCGCGCATGTAGTTGCGCAGTTTATCTTGAGGGGCCCAAACTTGCTGCGGCGGTGCCTCATGTCCCATCAAAGCTCTGATAACTGATGCTACATCCATAATTAAGTTCCATTCTGACCAGTTGGGCCCGGGAAGAAACCATCCTGCACGTTTGCAGGCGAAATAAAGATCGGGTTGACGCGCTTTGCAAGCTGAAGGGTTGGAGCAGCGCCATCACGCGCAATCAGACGGTCCACATAGTCTACCCAACGCCCTTGCAGGGTAACATAGGAACCCATACCCTTAATTTCCCAGAACATCCACTTGATGCCCATAATCAAAGCTTGATCGTCAAGCAATGAGAAGTCAGCATCATTGGCGAAATACTCGGCGTATGTTGGACTCGTAGTTACCCCATTAACGACCACCGCATTGGTGGACATATACTCAAACACAAGCTGGAGGGGCGATGTTAGTTCGTTGGGCGGTGGCCAAATGCGAAAGTTGTTCCCGATTCCAGCTATTCCGGGGCCCACTTGACGGAAATGCCTACGCGGTCCTGTTACAACGATGCCGCTACGGTGCCACTGATCAATTTGAGGGCTGTCCGGGCCAATTAATTCCCAACGGTTGGTTCGGTCCCACATGGAACGGTTCTGAAACCAATCAAAGCCGGTTGGTTCTGGGAAAGTATCTTGGGCCAGGATGATAGCCATACCATCAATCTCAGCCGTGTTTGTGGCTTCCATTGTCATGGTAAGAGTGCTGGGGTCCACCACAGTCTCAACACGAGCTGCCTGTGCAATACTGTTACCAGAAACAGCCCAATAATTGGCAGTAACGCCGCCTGCGACAATATCGGAAGCAATGCTGCTCAAGACATTGGTGAAGGGATTAACAAGGGAAGCTGTTGTGGTGATTGGAACTGGCACCACCAGATCATACTCAAACTGAAGGGCCGTCCAACCTGTAGGGTTGCAACGGCGCAGTTCGTCCAAAGTACGATTGGCCAAGGCAAACATCTGCTGCGTGGTGGGGTCGGTGTTCCCCACCACTGTAGTCGATTGAGGGAGCCCAAGTTCTGCCTGAGCTCTATTTACAATTTGCAGCAGTGAGAGCGGCATAGGTTACGCCGTCAGGATTGAGGCCCAAAAGCCCTTCTTGTACTGCCAAATAAACGCTGACTTATTCTGAAGAATGGTAAGCGAACCGTTTGCAGAACCATTCAATGTATCGCCAACAGGCGGAAACACAACAGCCGACGTGGATTGGCTGTTGAATAGATGGTACGGCTCGTTATTTGCAGTTCCACTTCTCATAATAAAAGTGGTGTTGCTTGAGGCTGGAACGAGCTCAACGCTACGTGCCCTGATTTGGGCCGCACCAACCTGAGTAGTCCCAACACCATTGATCGCAAGTGCTGGGGAGGTAATCAATGCCGCGAGGGCGTGGGGCAAGCCCAAGCCCATGGCTGCATCTGGAGAGCTAATTGTCATTTTAACCCCTTATGCAGTAAGGATGGAGGCCCAAAACTTCGGCTTGTACTCCCAGAACATGGCACCTTTGTTCTGAGCCACGCTAAGGCTGGCATTCAGGGTGCCATTCAGAGTGTGCCCAACCGGGCAGAACACAAGAGCCGTGGTGGCAGAGCTGCAAAACACCAACTGAGGAACATTAATTCCCCAATCTTGTAGGATGAATGCAGTAGCGCCCCCTGAAGTAGTCAACTCAATACTCTGATCCCTCAACAGGGTGGCACCTGCCTGAGCAGTTCCAGTACCTGCCTGAGTAAGAGCATTGGAACCCATAAGCTGAGCCAACTGGGCAGGCATGCCGAGCCCAGTGAGTGCGTCTTCGCTTGCAACTGGCATTTCTATATCTCCGAGTTAGGTGATTCGTGCACGCTGGCGCTTGGCCGTAGAACTCGCACTGTTACCCTTGGCCAAGTCGCGGGTAGTGTGCGTAGCTGCAATCTGGGCGCTCTGAGCATCAAAGGTTGGATTAAGCTGCTTACCACCCGGGTAGACAGCCCGACGGCCACCACCGCCCTGATTGGCGATCATTTGCTGAACATCAGCGAGGGTGACAGTTTCCTTTTCCTTCTCACGAAAACGCTCAAGTTCCGTCTCAAGGAGACCAAGCTTGTGATTAAGTGAGTTGATCTGCCGATCACGATCTTCCAGCATTTTCTTCATTTCGCTGGCTTTGACGCCTTTGTTAGCAACCTGAAGATAGCGGGTTGCTTCATTCACCCACTGCTGACAACCCATACCGATGGTTTCAATAGCGTGAGCGGAGAGTTCAGCACACTGTTCCACAGTGTGGACACCAGAAGCTTTCAATGAAGCGCCAATTGAAGGCTGAGATGGATAAAGCATCTCAATAGGCGTGCCTTCACACATCTGGGGAGCATTCTGTTTGAATTGCGCCCACTGCATCGGCCAACGCTTCTTATCAACATCACCTGCGCGGCGATCAATAATGTTGAGTCTTTCACCGGGTGGATGGATTCGAACGAATTCGACATCCTCAAAAATCTGCCTACCCGCTGCTTCAGATTTCGCAGGGTTAAGCTGTGGGCGAAGATAGAACATGACAATCATTTTATTGTCACCGGGGCCGTATTGGACGACACCAACGTCACCTTGCCAGTTAATTCCAGAATGCGGTACAAACTCGTCCATAAAACGGCTCCTTAGGGCTCGGAATGGTCAGGAAGATAGCTCAGATCATTTGTCAAGTCTAGTTTTGACTG